CGGTAACACTATATTAGTCGTGCAAGTAAAAAGATTTTTTTTCACTTTGTTTGTCAGATTGTCGGTTTAATTGATTAAAAATAGTTTTATGTATGCTAAGGTGTGGCAAGGTTAGACTTGTCACCCTCAAACAAGTGGTGGCCCAGTTGGAAACGTTTGCTCAACAGCATAATATTCGCAATACCAATCTATAAACACCCACCAATGCTTTGATATCGCATTATCCGCCGTAAACCATTCTTCTTGTAAAAACTGTATCCAGAAAACATCATTTGACCCACCTGGGGAAACTGACATTGTCTTTTGGAAAATTATATTTTTATTGTGGTCGAAAACCTTACAAATATTATTTCCAAAGTCAACAAGTAAAACCAACCACTGATAAGTGTTCCAAAAGCTTGACCACGATGAATCAGTAGTATCATAAACGAAAAGTTTAACTTGGCTGTCTGCCTTTGCTAAAATGTCAATCTCTCCATAGTTTGAGCTTATAACAACTATGGGGCGATACCCTGAAGCCATGTGCAACCAAGGCACCGCAAAGCATACCGCAAACGCATAATTAGCAATACCAACTCCTGATGTTGCATTCTGTCCTAATCTTTCAACATCAAAGCCATTTGGTGCTGTTGGGTAAATAACTGAATTCTCAATATCAGCGTTTGCTAAGTTGTTATTTGCGAAACTTTGTAATTCTGTAACTGAATCAAAGTTAAAAACTTGATTCCAACCAGATGGTGGGGTCCAAGCCGGGTCATTTGGGTCCAATCCAGATGGAGATAAAGGAGATGGCGGATATGATGGGGCTGCTGTTGGTGCACCCACGGAAATTGATGACAAAATATCTCTTATGGAAATAATAGCATCCAATAAATTGTTGTGGTCATCGCTTAGCACGTAATCGCCATATTTCACCCTTCTTATCTTCGATATTATGGAATCAAGATTACTGACATCAACCATAGTTAATACCTACATGTCATCTCTAATAAAAATTTTGTCAAACAGTCTGTTCAATTGATTGAAATCCTATTTTTTTTTTTCGCCTTGCAAATCATGTTGCTGTTGTCATTCCAGATTTCGATTACCTCAAAGCCTATGTGTTCAAGCAATCTTTGCAACTCCGCTTTGGTGAAAATCGCTTTGTGATGGTTCTCTGGGTAATCCTGAGCACCGTAAAGCCAATAACTTAGCTCATCCCACGTTTTTATTTGCCCACTGTTGAATTTGGCCACGATTTGCTCAAAGTCTGGGGTCTGAATGGTCAAAAGGCCCTCTGGCTTCAAAACCCTGTGCCACTCCCTCAGAACCTTTTCGATGTTTCTAAAGCTGAAATGCTCAATAACATCCTTTGCCAGAATCTCATCAACACTATTATCCTCATAGGGGAGATTATCGGTTTCAAGGTTGAGCACAAGGTCAACCCCTGGGAGATTCCGGACATCAACGTTAACATACCCTGGCCTTATGTCTTGCCCGCAACCGAGATTTAGCCTTATCATAGGCTTTCGTCACCTCTCTTTACCGCTTTCCCCTCTAAAAACTTGCAAATGCTATCATAGGTAAAGCACCATCCATTACTTGGGCATGGCCCATCTCTCCCGCAATAGAAAACCAAAACCAATGGTTTTCTCACTTTCAATTTCTCCTCGATTTTAAGGGTCCGCTCAGAAAGACTATCAACCATAGACTTTATCCCCCCTCATTCCACGAATCCATAACTGTTCAGAATATCGTAAAGCTCATCGCAAATATTAGACCATGCGTATTTTTCCCTTACTTGCTTGCCCCATTTAACCGCTCTCCTTCTGTAAACCTCATAGTGGCTCAGCACTCTCATGAGCGTGTGGGTAAGCTCATTGAGGTCAACCTCATAGCCAACGCCAATGTGGATAGGATTACCTGGCAAAACCCTAACCTCTCTGGCCACGTCAACGGTTATGGCGTAATTGGCATAATCCTTGAAGCACATGGCGTTTGGCACAATCACGGGTTTATTTCTTGCTATTCCTTCAAGAGCGTTAAGCTCAAATCCCCCACCACGGGATGGGCAAATCACCACGTCGCAAATGTCGTAAAGTTGCCTTAGCTCTTCAGCGTTCAACCATCCCTTAACATTCATCCATTTCAAGCCACGAAACCGCTTAAGATATGGGTCTTCGATGTCACCGGTCTTAACCACCAGATAGGTTTTTGTGAATTCTTGCTGAACCATCCGCATGGCTTCAGCCACCAAATCCGCCCCTTTTCGATACCCTGAGTGTAAAAGGAAAAACAGAACCAAGCGGGCTTTGTGCTTTCTTTTGAGGTCTAAGAGCATTTTAAGAGCGTTATTTTCAACTTTAAGGTTGTTGGGGTTTGGTTGGGTCAGAAACTCATCTGGCAAACCGTGGGGGAGCACGTGGACCGGAGCATTAACGCCACTATTAACGTAAACCTCTTTGGCCCACTCCGATGGGACAAAAACCAAATCTTGATGGTTCAGAATATCAACGAAAATGGATGAAATTCTGGATGAATCCGCTGTATCGAAGCCACCCAACCGCTTGGCAACGTTCTTAAGCTTGTGCAACCGCCTTATCCTTTCTTGGAATTGTGTTACTCTGTCCCCAAGCAATAAGTAACCTATTGGGTGCAACAGAACGGATTTGCCAGGGGTCCACATCAAGTTATCCAGAATATTATCGTCAATCTCCTGAACCCTTACTTTCTGTCTAAGGTGCTTGATGTGTTGCCTTGCGATGTTGCTAAAGCTCCCTTGCTGCCAAACCGGATATACATAATACAACTCTGACATGCTCAATCCCACCCAAACTTTTCTTTCAGTTCTTCCCAATCGTATTTATAAATTTCAGGAATAGGGATGAAAAAGTTTGCTATTCTTTCAAGCTCTTTATAGCATTCTTCTGAGCAGAAAATAAAACCCCTATGCGGGATTTCTCTCCCGCAAACTCGACATTTCTTTTTTAATCTCTTGCCCTTCAAGGTGTAGAGTGTCCCCTTTTTCCCATCTCTCGTTGTTGGATAAACCAAAACTCCCCTTTGCTCAATGTGCTTTCTGATGTGCAACCCTCCCCACATCCTGAAATCCTTGATTTCTTGGTATTTCTGCCTAACTAACTCAAAAAGTTCTTCGAAAAAGATTTCTCCCCTTTGCTTGATTATTTCCATGCAATAGTTAACTATTGCCTCCCTGAGCTTTTCTTTCTTGTCTGACATAGTTCATTTCCCAAGCATTACTTTAACCAAGCTGTAAACTGATATAGGTATTAGTATTATCACCACAAACCACAGAAAAATGTAAAAAAAGATTATTGCCATGCCCTCAAGCATTTCAAGCATCCCCATCACCTTTTTTCGTGCTTTCCTCAATCAACCGCTTGGCTTCATCGCTGAATTCTGACATGTCTTTGAAAAGCAATATAGCAAACCTTGGAGCGTTCAAGATTGGCCTTAAATCTTCGCTCTTGAAAGCCTTTGCCATGAAAGCAAAATACTCATATCCATCTTCTTTTGCTTTCTGTAGGGTTTTTATCATCTCATCAATTGGACCCACCACGGTGGCCAAAGCAAACACCCCCATTACCAACCCAATCCTTACACGCAAGCTTACCACATTCCCAAGGATGGACATTTCTAAGCTCTTTTTCACACCATATCATGGTTCATTCCTCCTTTTCGTCGAACAATTCCCTTAGGGCGTTCCAATCCACGTGGCAAACTGGCAAGCTTGCCCTAACTATAACGTTGCCATCCCCATCTTCAAGCTGAACAACTAAGTAAATAGGCTTCAAACTCTCACCCCCTTCTTCTCCAAAAGTAGCCTTATGGCATCCCTTATCAGCTCTGAATCGCTTGCATATTCCCCCGAATTAATCAATTGCTCCGCTGCCTCCCACATTGGCTTTGGCACCTTAAAGCTCTTATAAACCATCTCAACTCCTGCCATGAATAAAACTATGTAACACAAGATATATAAGCCTTACTGAAAGTGTATTATTATGTCATCCTATTTGTTTTCCTCCTGTTCAAGCTTTTTACCGAAGAATTCTACAAGTTGCTTAACGAAATCCACGCCGAAATAGCCCGCAACTACCGACATCACCGAATTTGGAAAGTTATACTCCGAATACAAAAGCCAATAGAGATAGCCCGTTATTGCCGAAACTATTGTATGCTGGGCTATTGCCTTACGGGTCCATACCCAATGGGTGAAAAGCCAGAGAATGCCACCCAGTAAGCCATGAAACACGAAAAGCAAAATCTGATATAAAATTTCCTCTGGCACCTTATCAAACCTCCATTTTTGTCATATCTCCATGATTAGCCTATATTTTCTTTCCGCCCTCTTTCTGAAATCCTCCAGAATGTCATCTGGCCTTATCTTTCTGGCTATGGCTTGGTGGGAATGAATGCCACTATCAAAAACCTTTGCCACGGTCTTTATTTCTTTCATTTTACTGTCATAAATATCTATTGGCTTAATAATCTCCCCATCACGCCTTACTGGCTCACTTACCCATATTCCGCACTCTCTTCCATCCTCATCGCAAACCTGTATGATTACTATGTTCTCACTTGACGTTATGTAACGCCATCTTGCGAACGCAAATCTATTTATCGTTAGTTGATTATAAAATCCAAGCCTTGCGATTGGTTCGCCAGTGTCATATCGTTCTGATACTAAATAAAAGCCTGTCGATAAATTATTGTAAGTGCTTGGGAAAAACGTAAAATCGTTCATCGTAATGTATCCATAGCTTCCAACCGCAACCGCTACACTTGCGTATCCTGTCGCTGTTAAAATCTTGGTGTTGGGTATGTCTGGCAAGTTGGCAAGGGGAACCTGGGCATTTGCATCCAAGGGGGCGATTCCATTGGCAACTCCTTTCTCCCCTGATGGTAATATGTATTCTCCCGATGGGACCCCGTGAACGCCACCGGTTGCGGCTGCGTGCGAATCGAGATTGGTTTGCACCGCATCCACTTCGGTTTTCCTGGCCGAATCGTAAGGGTCGGTTGGGGTCCCCAAGTTCTTGATGACATGTCCGCCCCAATCCTTATCAATGTCAATTATTAGCTGACTTAGCTTTGTCACTCCCACCACCACCTCAACTTTTAGGTTAAACAATAAAGCTATTTCCTTAAGAATTTGCTCATCAGCACCATAAAGGTTGAAAAGCGTTGCCATTGCGTTGGCCAAGTTCTTGGCCGTGTTGCCCCCGAATTTCGAAACTATTTGCCATAAGCGTTCAGCGTAAGAGCGATAAAGCAAACGGGTTTGGGTGTGAACGCCATAGCGGTCCAGAATTTCCGCCACTCTCTCATAAACTTTATCGATGCTATAATAAGCTTGCCTGATGTCCTTAGCCATTTCGTCATGCTTTGCTTCAAGGATAGGAGTAAGTAAATCTGGCCGTGTCTTGATTTCCCAGCTATCAGCTCTTTTTCCTGGCTTTTTGCGTGGCATTACTCACCACCTTTTTTGTCACATTGTCCGTTTGATTGATTGAAACGGTTTAGTCTTTTACAAATTTATACAATATTACATAAAAAATCTTCGCCCCGACAGATAAGCCACTCCAGCTTATGGCAACGGATTCGCCCACCTGGCCCACCTTACGCATCTTTGGCATTCTTGTTGATGCGAAACGTGAAGCATAAAGCTTACCCAACACTTTGTTTGATGTAACGAAATAAGCGGTAATTTCTCCCGCTGATGAGTCAGTAAACAGAAAAGCACCCCTGACATCAACCTTATATCCGGTTGGAGGAGTTATCACCGTTACTGGGCTGGTCTGGGCACTGGTATCTATCTCATCAGATTCGGTTTCAAGTAGCTTATAGTTGTCAGTAAGAAATACCTCCAAATCGTCATAGCGGTGCATTGGCAACTTTACCCCAGCCCCTTGTGGTGGCAAGGTCATAATATCATGCCTCCGGGATGTTGTAAACTATTACCGTTATCGTTGTGGACGGGAAAACCCTAACGTTCACCTTATCGTTTTTGTTGACCGTGAAATCAAATTCCGCCCACGTATCCTTTTCTATCGGATTACCTGAGTTAAGGGCTGCCACTATCGAAATGGCAAGGTCATAAGCGGTGTGCTTTACGTAAGCCCAGAAATCTTCATAGCCAGACAGCTTGAACCTTGCCCGACCATCCCAGTTCATCACCAAATCCGGGTCGAAGATATCAACCATAGCGGGAGCGTAATAGGCAACCTTAACGCCAACTCTTGAAGGTTTGGGTGGGATTCCAAGCTCAGTAAGAGCGTTGATTATCTCATCCTTGATTTGCGTTGCCGCATAGTCATAAAAGCTTGCTATATGCACGGGGTCCTCATCTTTCAAAACTCTTTTACCCTGAAGCCTCAAATCATAAGTGAAATTACCATATCCAGCATTAACTTCGTTGAACCGGAGATTTTCCATGCCAAGGTTAAGGGCCAAATCCGTATCCGGGATTAGGTCTTTGTGGACATATCCATCATAATCAACAGCCCCATATTCCGCCACGGTCTGGATGGCATCAACTAAGTCATTTGCCCAGCTTGACCGGATAACTTGGCCCGGTCTTACTTTTAGGTAATCAAACATTGGCATTTAACCCACCCCTTACGATTGGGATTTGGCCAGCTCCCTTTCTCTTCTTTTCTTTGCCAATAATATTAAAACTTCCCGCTCTTGTGGTGAGAGGATTAGCCACTCCACGCCTAACTCCTTTGCCTTGCCCCAGAGCGTGGCGATATCGTTAAGCTCTTTTCTTAATTGCTGTTCGTTAATCAACCCCTTGGCGTAATCGGTTATAAGCTCAGTAACCAACCGCCCAACCTCTGATGATACCTCACGGGCCACCGCATAGGCCGGGATTAGCTTGGCTTCATCTGGCGGAATTCCAAGCATTTCAATCTTCCTTTGCAACATCTCCTTGCTTACCGGAACGTATTCCATATAGCTTACTAACTGGGAGAGGGTAAGCGTGTAGGTCTTGGCGTTATACTCTATCATGGCATCAATCACGTCATCCTCCAAACCAAGCTCTTTCAGCTTTTGCTTTGCTTCGCTGACCGTTATAACTCCTCTTGACAGTTTTCTTAAGATTCCACGGGCAATCATTTCACGGTTGAAGACCGCCAAAAGCATATCTGCCACTTCAAGCAAAGCCTCCCTTTCCTCATCGGTCATCTTCGCAAAATCGGCAATCTCATTAACCATTTGCTGAATCTCAGATTTGCTTATGTATCCCCTCTCAAACCTTGATAAAATCGTTCTCATCATGTATCTGAGCCAATAGCGAATCCTTCTAACCGTGTAAAGGCTTTTGAGCGATGATGCCACCGGTTCATAGAGTTTGTAATACTCATTATCAAGCCTAAGCTGAATGCCCAAGCCCTTGGCAAGCCCATCCGTTGCTTTTGCCAATGCTTCAGTTACCTCCTCCCAGGTTATCACGTTTTCCTCATAGGATTTGATTAGGTCCCTCTGATAATCTCTAAGGATATCTATGGCCCTATCGTATTTGGCCCTGAGCGTCAACAGCTTGACCTCACCATCAAGGAATTTAACCGGTATGTCTTTGTTAAGGATTTTAACCGTTGTGAGCCTTGATAATCTCTTTTCCACGTCATCAAGAGTGCTGAATCCTTCTTTAAAGGCTGTAATAATCCCCGTTCTCACGTAAGTTCTTTCCTCAGCCAAAGCGTTCATGCACTCAGCCACGGTGATGGGGTCAACCCACATGGGATGAAAACCCCTGGCTGTCACTATCCGCCTAACTACCTCATCGTTTATTATGCCCCACTTATACATCCATCTGGCATCAATTCTTTGTGGGATGTCAGCCATTAGGTCAATCTGAAGTTGTCTGTCCGCTGTAAAGCCATTTATCCAAGCGAACGGGGCGTAATCTTGCCATTTCATGTATTGTTCTATAGCTGCTTTTATTGTTGGGCTTTCTTTTGGTGGCGTCGGGGTCCATCCAAGCACTTGGGTAAGTAACGTTTCTATCGGGGTTTCAGCGTTAAGCTCTTTTGGAGATTTTGGTATAAAACCGATACCCTTGGCAATCTCCGGGACCTCTTTAATTTCTGGTTCATACCACAACATCCCGGCCCTTGAACGCATGTAAAACTCCCAGAGCTTTTCAACGCTTGGATATTTGTAGTGCAAGAGATAGAACAAATAAGCCCAGTCTGGATAAAAGCCACGCATTGACATGACTTTGGTAAAATCATCAAGCGATGCAAATATATCCTTAATCATCATGTTTGCAAGCTCTGAAGCTGTCGGGATGTCGTAAAGTGTTGAAACCGGTGTTTTTCTCTTGGTCCCAAACCTGTCGGTGATTTCAACGAATAGCTTTTCCGCCTCCGTTGCCACCGCTTCGATTACCCAATCCGCATAACCTCTTAGTGCCAAGACTTGCTTAAGCTTGCTAAACCACTCCCGAAACTTGCCCGTTGGCATTCTCCGCCTTGCGTATTCTATTATTTCATTAATTGTTGGAAGCTGGACAGGTAACCTATTTCTCAAACGCTGATAAATGTAATACCGTGTAGGCTCGGCTGTCCAGAAAGCAATCATTGTGAAACTATGCATCAAAGAGTGATGTATTATGTTCCTCAGATACTTCGCAATCGTTTTCAAGATTGAACCAAGCTTTACCCTTATCCTTGCACCAAGCCCCATAGGTTCAAGGCTTACCTCTTGCTCACCGGCTGCCTCACCGGCTGCCTCCGCCACTGCCACCGCTGCCATTTGCTTAGCAGCTTCCACGCTGTAACCCATAGCCATGTAGCTTATGATGTCAACCTCTCCCATCCCTTCAGGTATGTTTCTAATGCGTTCTGAGAGGATTTTGAAAGGTTTCCCTATACTTGATTGAACCGGTCCTAAAAGTTTGCTCACAATAGCATTTATGGCTGTCTGAAAAGCAATTTGGACCCAGTCCATGAAACCTTGTATATATCCCCAAATTGTCTTACCGGTGTTGACTATGCCACTCCATATTGTTTGTCCAAACTCCGCCAATTTCTTGGTTGGGTCCTGAAATATTGCTGAGATTGGGGAGATTATTGACCCGATTTGCGTGGTAAGCCAATTTTTGATTTCCACAAGTGGGTTAACAAAGCCTTGTAAAACGGTATTTACATCCTGTAATCCCGCCACAAGCTGCTGATATTTCTGTTCAAGGAAATTTTGCACCTTTGTCCATGTCTGAGTAACCCCAGTAACGATTTGATTGGCCAAATCCGTAAGCGTGGCCCCTATCTGGTTGAAAATGCTAAGTATTTGCTGGCCAAAGCTGGTTAGCGTTGTGCCAAATTGTGCCAAGGCCCCTGATACCGTCGTGAAAGCTGTTTGCAACCACTCAGTTAGCCCGTTAATAGCACTTGAAATTATAGCGGGGATGTCAGTAACAAAGGTAACTATCTGGGTGCCCAAGCTGGTCAAGGCTTGCGTTATGGTCGTGAAAGCTGTTTGTAGCCACTCAGTCAGCCCACTGATTGCGTCGCTTATTATAGCGGGGATGTTGGTTACAAAAGTTGCTATCTGGGTCCCCAAAGATGTCAATCCTTGCGTGATGGTCGTTAAAGCTGATGATATCCAGCTCTGTAAACCGCTTATCGCCCCGCTGAATGTCGAAACGATTGTTTCTCCAAACGAAGCGATATAATTGTATATAGATGAGCCTAAAGCTGAAATCTGGCTTACAACAGTTGAAACGAAATCAGAAACTGAAGATATTAAGCTCTGGATTTGAGAAATGGCCCCGCTTATGGCCGATTGGACCGCTGTAATCACCCCAGCCACCGCATTACTCACGTTGCTTACCGCATCCTGTAAGGTCGTAAGCATCCCTTCAACGTAAGTTACAAAGCTATCGAAGCTCTGAGATAGCGAATCTATTGCGGACCCAACCGCATTAATGGCTGTTTCCAAAGCTGATTGTAACGTGTCGATGAATCCAGAAACTGATGAGGTTATCTGGTCCCTTATTGTGGTCAGCCAGCCCCAAATATCCAAACTTAAATCGCTCAGAGCTTGGTTGATATTATCCCACAGCCAACTTATAAGCTGACCAAGCGGATCCGTAATACCCCCAAGCTCCCACTTAAAAATCGTATCGGGAAGCTCATCTAAGCTGAAATCCTCCAGCTTGAAAGACCTATCAAGGGCTTCAACGATTATTTCAGGTTCAACCTCCGCCACCGTCATGGTAACGCCATTGAGCGTTTGATATCAAGGTAAAAGTTAACCACTTCCTCAATCTTCTTTCTCACATCTTCACCCTCAGCCATCCAGAAATGGGCTGTCGGGGATGTGTAGTTACCATCTATGATTTTGTAGCCAATCAGAAAGTGCTTTCTCTTTCTAAAAGTGTAATATGGGGCAACTTCAACGATTTTTACCGTGATTCCCTGATGCTCATAGTTTTCTCCAACCCTGACCATAAAGCCATCACCTTGGCCTCAAATCCTGAAGCTCATCTATGATTTTAGCCACTTCCTGGGCTTGAAGAAAGACCTTGCATGAATTTTTCTTGCGACAATCGCAAGCTGCCACTTTGACCACTAAAACCGTATCCGCATCAATCAGCTTTCTTATAAGCTCATTCATCTTTTCCATCTCAGGAGAAAGTTCAGTTTGCGTCATTACTTCCTCAGAATCGCTTACGGCCTCCATCTCACCACCACCTCTTTTATTTCTTCAAGGATGGGCCTTTCGCATCCCATCCTCACGTATTTATTTATTAATTCATCATCCGTTAATATAGTTTTCCATTGCTTATATTTGCGGTGTGGTTCATATTTGAGGTAAAACAATTCCTGGGCAAATGAGAGGTAAGCCATCCTAAACTGGGCGATAACGCCCTTTTCGTTCAGTAACCGCTTTACGTGGTTCTTAAGGTTCTGTAAGACAATCTGATGGTGTCCTCCTTCTATGTGCATTTGGTCCTCTTTCTGATGGAAAAATACACGTTGATAGATTGTCTTTTCACCATATTGCTCCACTATTCCTGAACGTTTCTGGAAATCGCTTATCCTCTTTTCAAGCTCATCGGCTATTTCCTGGGAAACTATGATGGTTCCTCCCTGATAGACATCCCCCCACCTTGCGTAATCGAACCTGGCCCAATCCCAATGGCATTCGTAAAGCCCCACAGTTTCCAAATCGTGCTCAGCTTTCCAGTCATCGGGATGACGGGATTTAAAGCTGTCTTCTTCGCCAAAAACCGAAACGTCAAAGGCCGCAAAATCCCAATAGGATGTCGTTAACATCTTTCCCTCAATAAGGGCAAGAATTTCGAACATGCCATCCTGATAGTAATCCGCCACTTCCCTTTGCGTTAGGTAATCTTTAAGTTGCTGAATCCACTGTTTTAAGGCTTCAGATGTATGTTTATAAGCCAGAGCGTCTTTTTCTGTCGTTTTATATCTCAGGTCCCATAATAACCTCTGTAAGGGTTTAGAAGTTACTTGCTCTGGGTCGTAATAGCTTTGCCCATATTTGCTTATCCCATAGCGGGCCTTTTCCACTTTCTCCAGCTCTTTGAATGTCAGCCCAGTTTTGGAATCTATGAAAAACTGGCTGAAATCGGGCATTTCAAAATCAAGCTCTGGCAAATCGAAATGAAGGTTAAAATCAAGATATATGTTAATCAAATAGTTGAAAATCACGTTAAAGCTGATGTTCTTCATGATTTCATCCAATAGGGCCTCCCATCTGAGCATAGATAAATCCACGCCCTCCGTTGATGCCAGCTCCCTAACGTAAGCTAATTTTCTCTCCAATGGAGTTTTATAACCAGTTGGCATGCTCTCACTCTATGGCAAGGTGCTTAAGCAATTTGGGGTATATCTTTTTGTAATTCCACTTCCTGGCGTGCTCTTTTGCCTTTGCACAATATTCATCATATTCGGCCTTGCTTTCCCTGAAAATCCTGATTGCATCTTTCATTACCTCAGCGATGACGAAATCCGGGTAATCGTGGAAAACCCAGTATTGGGCGTTTCCCTGATTGACAAATTGCCTATCTGAGTGCTCCCAAACGAAATTGAAATCTTCGCTGGAGAATTCGGAAAGCGGGGGCATCCAATTGTGCAACACTGGCTTACCCATAGCGTTGGCTTCCAGAACGGGGAGACCGAAGCCTTCGCATACCGACGGGAAAATAACGTAATCCGCCGCCCCCATCATGGCCAAAACGTGCTCATATTTAAGGGAGCCAAAGTTTCCTATGAAATCGCAATTAGGCTTATCGAAAAGCTCACTTGCGGCCCCATCAGAGTGTAAGAGCAAGACCCAACCATCCACGTTTTCCTGATTGAGCAAGTCAACCGCAAAGCTGAGCTTGTTAAGGGCTTTTCTGGGGTCATGCCGGCCAACGTAAAGAAACTTAACCCTATCCCCGTATTTCTCATCCCACTCCTTTCTGTATTGGCTTACAAGCTTTTCAGCTTGCTTTATTGCGATGGGGTCGATTGCGTGATGCACCACGTCAATAACTTTCAGCCCCGCCCTTCTTAGACAATCAGCGGTGAAATGGCTATTAGCCACGAATTTCATGCGTGGGATGTTGGTATGGATAACCGCTGATTTGGTCGGTATGCCTTCAACGGTAACGTAAACCGCCTTTGGTTTATCGCAAAGAATGTATGGGGCCACCGCATCACTTAGAAATGGAGCTGTCGCAAGCTGGAACCACAGAAAAGCGTAATTTTCTTCGTCTTTTATGTCGTAAATCGTTATAGTTTGCTTATATTCAGCCTCGAAACCCTTTTCTTCAAGCAATCGCTTAATTAAGTTCGCTTGATTGATTACAGATGTTGCTATTAAAGCAGATATTAGCACTCTCATGAGAATAGTTAAACCGCAAAAAAATAAAAAAGTTTTCAATCTTGCGTCAGCTCTGAACCGTTGCTTTCGTTGCTCTCATTGGTTGCGTGCTAACCGCCTTTAATAGGCGGCTGCACCGATGACAATGTAAATGATTTCATCAAGGATGGTCGGGTCAAGGCCATAGCTGACAAACTTGGCCTTTTCAGCGGTGGCCACTTTCCTAAGTGCTATGCCACTGTTGTGGCCCTTGGCCCTGTAGAGTGCCCTGGCAAAGTTCAGATAGGGCACTCTGAAGTTGGCAAGCACTCCATAGTCATCCAGTTTCTCCCTAACCTTGGTTTCGATGGCAACGATTTCGCTCTGGGCCTCCTGTTGGCCATTCACCATCTGGGTCTTCCTGGCCTCAAACTTCGCCCTGACATTGTCGGGGATTACGGCAAGGTCATAGTTGGTCGTTCTCTTATCGTATCCTCTGTATCCGGGCATAGGTCCTCACTTCCTCAATTTTTTCTTTGAGCATAAATGATAACAATGATTTTATAAAGTTTTCATGTGGGGTGGGGTAAGGGTAAGTTATAAGTAACCCTGCAAGCTTTGACATAGTGTAGATAAGGGAGGAGATAAAATGCAACCTGAAGAAGTAGAAGATGGGATTTTTAGCTCTCCTCTGGATTTAGAAGAGGAAAGAAGGAAATACGAAGCTTCAACCATCCTTTATAGGGCCGTGAAATACATAATAGGTTATTTAAAGGGTTACAAAATAGAAAAACAAGAAAATTTGACATCTAACCCAGCGTGGATATTTGTGAAAGTATATTGGAAAACGGAGGATATAAAGAAGGAAATTGAGCAAATAGAAGAAGAAATAAAGAGATTGGAAAGGGAAAACTGGAAAAAAGCCTATGGCGTGGATTTAGAAGAAAATCAAGAAGAAGAAGAAATTTAACTTACAACTGTTGATATTATTCTCAGCATGGCTTTCTTAACCACGTCATTCAGCTTGGCAACAATCTTACCATCCCCGTTTTCCTCCATTTCCTCAACCGCTTCGACCACATCGGCCATATCAACCTTGAGCCTTTTTTCGATTTGCTGAATCGTGTTCATGAGCTTTTCCCTCTGTCCCTTGACATACATGGCAATCTGTTCGCTCTCCGCCGCATCAATCATCTCAGAAATCTTCAGAGCTTGCTTATACATTGCTATGCCATTCACGAGCTTAAGGCAATACCAAACCGCCTTATCGACATTCTTGGCAGAAACTGGGAGCTTTGTAGCGGCATCGGCCAAATCCTTATCCTCCGCTGCCAGAATTGCCGAAACTATCACTTTGTGGATAGCCATATCGCCACTCTTGGCCTTTGCCTTAAGAACGGTGTGCACTTGCTCCGGGACCTTGATAGTCTTCCACTTTATTTTTCCTTTTTTCCGGGGCATTATATCACCACCTCCCTACACGTGTATATGTGTAACTAATACTATTTATAGCTTTCGTTTTACTTTGCATTACCAACAAAGCAATGTTTAAATATTATGTGTTACATAGTTGTGAACGGTGATAGGCATGCCAACGATATATAGGGATTTGGGAGTAAGCAGAAAGGAAATAGCAAGAGTAGTTTACGAAGTAACAACAATAATGGGAAAGCCCGCCACCTATGCGGAGAGAATAAGATACCTTGAAGAGAGATTTAAGGGGCGTGCTCTGTTGCTTGCGGTGTTTCAGCTTGGTTGGGAATCCGCAATAGCTGACGCCTATCATAAGGGTTTCAACGAAGCGGGGGTATTTGAACCGTCGCTATGCGGGGCTTACGTGGCCGACCAATTCAACACCGGAAACATGAGATATAATGAAATTCTCGAAAAGGGAGAGAACGCAATAAAGAAAATAGAAAAGGCTTTCGAAATGTTTGAAAAAATGGATAGAGATAGGAGCGTGGTTTGAGTGACCGGGGCCGAATATCTTAAGGGCAGAAATTTCGAGAATTACGTAAAGCGGAAGCTTGAGAGTAAGGGTTTTCTTGTGATACGGGCTGCTGGGAGCAAGGGAGTATTTGACCTCGTGGCTTTCCCACCGGAAAGAAGGAATAACGTGGTGCTTGGAATCCAATGCAAAGCTCACGGAAAAATGAGCAATGAGAAAAAGCAAGAGATGATAAGGGTTGCTGACAAATATAACCTATTGCCAGTTCTGGCCACAAAGTTCAACAACAGAGTTATTCTGGTGAATCTGGAAACTGGAACCTTGCTGGAGGGGTTATAAATGTGCCAGCACTACTGGAAAGATGCCCTTGAATTGTTCGGGGCCTCATTCTTTTACTACTTTGACATTTGCACCAAATGCGGGGCCATTAGGGTCAAGCCAGCATTGATGGCCCAAAGGATGCGAAAATGAAATGCCCACGATGCAAGAGCGATAAGGTCAGAATTTCTTATATATCGGTATGGGGGAGATATGGATATTGCATTTGCCAGCATTGCGGGCATCAGTTCATTGAATGGATTGAAGAGGGTGATGGGCATGAGCGAAATGATAAAGCGGCACATTGATTTGGTGTTTTTCTTTCTGGAGGGGACAGATTACGGATATGGGTGGGAAAGGCAAGAAATCGAAGCTTATTTCTGGGAAAAGTTCTTTGATTACTTCGAAAAGCTCCAGAAAACTGAGAAAAACAGAATTTTAAATCAGCTCTCTGACTTGCTTTGAGGGTGAAACTGATGCTGAAAATCCTTGATTTGTTTTGCGGGATTGGAGGGGTTGCCAGGGGTTTCCACGATTATTTACAAGAGCACCGAATTAAATACCTTTACGTGGCAATAGATATTGATAAACATGTTTTGAAAGCCCACAAAGCCCTAAACCCACTCAGTAACGTAATTCTGAGAGATGCTTACTCTTTCAGCATTGATGAGCTTAGAAGATATGATTTTGTCTGGGCCTCACCGCCATGCGAAACGCATAGCATAGCGGGAATATGGACAAGAAAAGAGAAAAAAAGCCCGGATTTTCGGTTATACAAACTGATTTTAACATTACATGATGCAAACATCCCTTTCGTGGTTGAAAATGTAAAGCCCTATTACAATCCGCCAATTAAGCCAACGTCAAAGGCCAACCGCCACAGGTTATGGTCCAACCTATCAATATCGCCAGTAAACCTGAGATTAACTCCGTTTGAAAGGGTAAAGAATTCAACAAGAACGTTATGCGAATATCACGATTTACCTGAAGAAATAGCCAAGATAATACCGTCAAAGAAACGGAGAGATGCCTTAAGGGATATGGTCCACCATGAAATAGCTTACGAAATAGCGAAGCAAGTAATCCCGCAAGTTCTGGAGGGTAAAAAGGTAATACAAACCAAATTGGGTGATGGTCATGCGGAGATGCATGACCTGTAAGTTCTGGAAACCAAAAAGCGAAGTAAGCGGGGTTTGCACGAAAGGGAACCCACCAATCTTCAAGTTGCCAAACTGGGAGTGCAAAAATTATAAATTCTGGAAATTATAATTTCTTTTTTTGTTCGATTCGGGATTGGTCAACGCCCCACAAAAGCCCGATAAAATCGGTCAACTTAGTAGCGGACCGCAAAAATTTCAGGGCAAAATAATTAAGATTGTGGCTTAACTTAGCATGTAATAGCATCATTTAAAATTCTATTATTTACTAAATAGTCACACAAAACTTGGAATAGCTTGAGCTTATAAAAATGTTTGATGAATTAGAAAAGCAAGCACATGACTTTGTTTTGGAAAAAACCTTTTTTTTTAGCTTTTTAGTGTTACATTTTTTTTGGAACAACTTGATGATAGGTTAGATTAGCCAGAGCGTTTTAATAAGCTCACAATAAGAGGTTAGCATGCCTTTAAACGTTTTTACCTCTCCAAAAGGTTCTACTCCCTTTTGCTTAAGCCTTTTAACCAACCCTTGAAGCCTTTTGCTGAAATAGCTGTAAATGCGTTGCCAGATTTCCCTTACAAACTCCTGAACCTTGATGACCAACGCCGCCACACTTTGGCCTTTGTAATCCCTCCGGATTACTCCCTTAACCCTTTTCGTGTAGCTTAAGCAAACCAAAAAGAATGTTCTATCCCTTATCATCCTTGCCTTGACCTTGAAACCTCTTTTTCTTACAATGCGGTTTTGAGAGTTAACGCATGCGTAAAAGTGTTCGTTTGCCTTACTTATTGGCGTGGACCATTGCCTTTCTGAAACGTGGATGCTGATTGGATGGACATGGTCCTTTGAAAGTGGCAAGAAAAGGTTAATTGTTCTCCGGTAATAATCAACGTGGTAATAGTTGCCAGGGTCCCTTATCCCGGCAACCTGTAAGAGTCTTATGAATTTCGGGATTGTTAGCTCAATCGCTTGATTCCACATAGCTTATATCACCCTTTATTGTTGTTGGATATGAAAAAGCCCTTACCCACGATATCTTTCTGTTGAATTTCATCTTACTTGCTTTAACCAAACTGAACCGGAAACCCTTTTCTTTCAGCACGATGAAGAGGTAATAACCGTTTTTCTTGCATAGGTGCTTATGTTGGTCCTCATCCAAAACGAATCTGCCCCGGCACCGTCTTTTACCATTGCTTTGCCATTCTTGGCAAGTTTTAATTTCAACCGGTTTTTTGTCCGCAATGTAGTCAATAAGCCCATTGACAAATTCGATTTCATTGAAAACCTCTTTCAGAATTCTGTTGCTCTCTAATTCTCCTTTGATTCCATTGTTCTTTGCTTTCTCATTTCTTGTTTTTATATCTGTCATTTTATCACCATCGAAATGTTTATATATTTTAACACATATACGCCCACTCACGGGCTTGTGGCATCTATTCTTTTTTCATTTTTCTATTTAAAGCTTATCAAGGGTGACAAGTCTAACCTTGCCACACCTTAGCATACATAAAACTATTTTTAATCAATTAAACCGACAATCTGACAAACAAAGTGAAAAAAAATCTTTTTACTTGCACGACTAATATAGTGTTACCG